TATTGTCAACTTCCAAAGGTCGCTTGCAATATCAGATGTGGCTGAATTTGATGGTTTGATTGATGAACTTGACGATTGTTTTCTAACTGTAACAAGACAGAAAAAAGAACAACTTAAATCTAAAGTAAGAAAAAAATGGGGTATGTTCAGATGAAATGTTTTTACAAGGAACTTGATCGCAGAAAAAAGTATCTTATTACCAAAATTCATAATGAGGTGGCTGCTCTTGGAGATAGCTGGTTCAGACATGAAATAACTGATGAACAATATTGTTTACGAATACAAGAGTTAGATAAACGTATTGCAGATTTACAGGGATGAATAATATAAATATCTACAACAATGATTGCTACGAAATCATTGATTCATTAGCTGACTTTGATCTGACATTACTTGATCCTCCTTTCCAGGATTGGGATAAAATAAATTTTAAGTTGTCAAAAAATATAATTGCTTTTTGTAATCATAAATCTAGGCATCAGGTAGAAAATTTACTGGGTAAGCCCAGATCAGAATTAATCTGGCATTTTGCTGATGGTAGATGGGTCAGTAATGATCTTCCCAGAATTACACATGATTATATTTATATATATGGTCAACCAAAATCTGCAAGTGTTGGAGATTATCAGGACACTAAGGCTGTAAAAAAAGGTAATGGTTGTATTGGTAGTGATAAATTAGGACAAAGAACTTATAGGCCAAAGCAAAGAAAACAATTGAATAGCGTATTGATTTATCCTAGAAACATGAACAGCAAGCTAGGTGCGTGGACAAAACCATATAAGTTAATTAAAAATCTTATTGAGTGGTTTCAGCCTAGTTCTGTTATAGATCCATTTATGGGATCAGGAGTTGTAATTGATGTATGTAAGGATTTAAATATAGATGCAACTGGTATTGAAATAAATAAAGAATATTTTGATTATGTAAAAGATAGATTAGATACTAATAAATCCCAACAGGAATTATTTGCACCAACTTATCAATTAAATATAGTCTGATGAATCCGAATAAAAGAAAAGGAGATAAGGCAGAGAGAGAAGCAGCAGAAGTGTTGACTCAGGTAACAGGTTTTGAATGTAAACGAAATTTAGCAGCAGGAATACCAGATGATGTTGGAGATATATATGGCATACCAAATTGCGTGGTGCAGGTATGTGACTACAAGGATAAAAGTCGAGCCTGTCTTGTTAAGCCGAGAGAGGTAGAGACACAAAGGAAAAATGCAGGGGTAGACTTTGTTGCAAGCATGGTTAGATTTAGGGGAGGAGAGTGGAGAGTTGTGTTAACACCAGAACAATTCAACACATTATTACAGGCAGCCTTGTCGTAAACAATATATATGTGTAATATATTAGAACAGTAAACTATTTTTACTAATGACCACAAAAGAAAAACCACCGATAAAGCCACAGACTTTATCTGAAGCTCTTGCTATCTTTCAATCTAAAGTTAAATCTGCTGATAGAACAGGGGTAGCTAAAGAGACAAGAAAAGGAGTAACTACTGAACGTAAGTACTCAACTCTTGAAGATGTTTTAAAAGCACTTCAACCAGCAGCAGAATTGGGTATTTCGCATACTCAAACTTTTGACTACATACCTTTAGGGCCAGATCAGTTACTTACAGTAATGACCACCACCTTATATTTCAAGGATGAAAAACTTGAAAGTAAATTACCTTTGAAAGAACTTAAAGGTTATAATGTCATGCACGATCTTGGTATATCAATTACATATACCAGAAGATATGCTCTTGGTGCTGCCTATGGTATAGGTTCTGAACTTGATGATGATGCTATGTCATTAAATCAAGCACCTCCTAAAGAACCTGGTACTGGTAGAACACCTACTAAAGCTAATCAAAAACTTGGACCTGTTTCAGAACAAGCTATCAAGAATCCCCCAATAACAACTGAAGCTAGGAATCTTATACAAGTTGAGCTTAAGAAATTAAACGAAACCAATCCTGACAAAGCAAAAGAAATTGCTGCTTCTTTCATTAAGGAGTTTAAAGTTCCCAGAGTTACAGGATTCATTACAGAAGCTAGACATGGTGAGTTTCTGAGTCATGCTATATCAAAGATAGATGACAACAAATGACAACAGAAGAAGCAGAGTTCTCAGGTCAACAGGTTATGAAACAACTTGAACAAAGACGATCAGAACGCAAGAAAGATTGGAACAGAAACGTATTTGGGGTGCGTACTAATGATGATCTTGCTTCTTCACTTAGAGAGTATTGTAAGTCGAACAATCTTTCTACAAATCAATTTTTAAACAATTTACTAAAAGATTTTTTTAATTATGGCTGACTTTAATCCAGCACTACCATTACCTATCAAATGGTCTATAGGTGATGATCGTTTCAACGAAGGCCAACAGGTCTTGAGTCTAACAATTCCAGTTGACTCTGTTACTCATTTCATAGATCATTTACAAAACCTAGTAGATCAAAAAGCAAAGGAGGGTGAAGTATATGACTTCAACAAAAAAGAGAAAATTAAAACTCAATGTGTACAAATCTACTCTAAGGCGATGGATGGGCAGTACGGAGTCTTTGGCAATATTAATCCACAGAAGCTTGAACGAGAGGTAAATGAAGAGTTACCCTTCTAAAGATAAGCAAAACGAATATTTAATATTAGATCCTAACTTAAATATTCATTTTAAAATAATAAATGGTGTACGCTACTGGCTTACACCACCTCCTTCTGGTTATCAAAAATGAGTAAAAGTCCAAATCCTTCTATTTTAAAATTACGCAAACTTAAAGAAATTAGACGTAAAAATCTTGAAAAAAATTTTTTAAATATTCAAATGAAAGGTCAAGACCATTATGTTTTTATTAAGGAAAATGGTAAAGCTCAAGTTGTTTATACTGAGGGTCGTTGGGTTTCAGAACATATAAGAACTGCAATTCTGAAATATAATTATGAGATTGATAAGATTGATAAATTATTAATTAGAGATTTTACAGATGAAGAGCTTAATGAATACGAAAAAACTTCTTGATAGGATTAGTGGGTTCTCTTTTTCTCATCTCTACTACAACACGATTAGCTTCTAATTCTATCAATCTATTCAATAGTGAAGCCATGAATATATCTTGGTCAAATTTTTTTCTAACAAGATGAGTGCAATATCTTTTTACATTATCCAAATTATTACTTTTCATAATTTCTCTGCATTGCATTTCAATTTCTAGTTCCAACTCTGGTGGTGCTGGTTCTATATCAATGTTGAGAAATTTAGTAATTTTCATTTCATTGGAAAAAGTTGTTTTTCTAATAAATCAACTGCTCTATCATCTAAAGTATTTGTTGTTTGTTTAGCTATTGTTTTTAATAAATCTACAATTAACCTCTTAACAGCAGTTGTAGTTAAGAACGTAAGTAAGATTGGTTTAAGAATCTTATACATAAAAAGAAGTGTGTGTTACTTTCCAAACATAGCTACTTTGCTAGTATTAGACAAGAGTTTACACTTCTATGGAAGATCAAGAACCGAGTAAAGTTGAGACTATTGTGAAAGTTTGCGTACTTTTGTGGTCGGCAACACTTTTATCCCTTTCATACTATGAACCACCATCTGGTAAAAAATTAGTAGATTTTGACCCTACATTTATTGCTTCGATCTTTTCAGCTAGTACTGCATCATTAGGTTTTCAAATAAAAAAGAAAAAAGATACTATAGTGGATAATAAAAACAACAAAGTAGGTATCAAATGAAAAAACTATTTGCTTTATTTTTATTTTTACCAACGGCTGCTTTTGCCGATATAAAACAGGAATTTGTAACCTCTGCACAAATTACTGTAGATATGCCATTTGTAACTACACAAAAAGTTGGCACAACCTATTCTTTAAGCGGAAACAATATTACCCCATCTGTAACTGTAGGAGATACAACTACATCAGGAAAGATTGGTGGGATCAATGTTGGCTCTTTGACTAACGGAGTGCCAGCAATGATACAAACTGATACCTCAGTAACCACAAGTGGCTCGGCCTTCTCAAAAACAGAATCGGTAATTATGGGTGATGCTACTCCTTCTGCTGTAACTCCTTCCAGTGGTATAGCAGCATTACCAGTATTAGGTGGAACAACAACTGTGGCTTCTGGTGGTACAGCAGGAAACCTTGCTCTTACTTCACTAAGTTCTGGGATTCATACTTGTACTGCTGGTGGATCAGGTACAAGCTGCATAGGATCTACTAAAGTTACTATTACGATTGACTAGACTTTGGCTGCTAGTTTTATTAGTATTACCAGTAAGAACCCTTGCTGTGCCTATTGTGCCACAATTTCGTACGGGAAGTTCTCAAACAAGCTCGACCTCTGAATCAATAATTAATGAAACAAT